AGGGGGCACCCCCCAAATGACCGTAGTATGCTTGCAGACTACGTCTGTAATAGTTAGGTTGATAATTTCATTCAAATGTATTATCGTTTGGGCATGTTAAAGAACCTAGAAGCGTTGCCCGATGAGGTACTAAAAGAAGCCCTGTTACTGGAAGAACAATTACAGAAGCTAGACACTCGTGATAAGGCCCGTGAGAAATTCATGGCGTATGCCAAGCATGTATATGACGGCTTTATAGAGGGAAGGCACCATAAAATCATTGCCGAGAAGCTAGAAGCTATAGCCCAGGGCAAATTAAAAAGACTGATTGTTAACATGCCACCCCGACATTCTAAGTCAGAATTTGCATCCTATCTCATGCCTTCTTGGTTCTTGGGACGTAACCCAAAATTAAAGATAATACAGGCTACCATGAATACGGAACTTGCTGTAAGATTTGGTAGGAAAGTCCGTGATCTCATTGCCGATCCCATGTATGCTGAGATTTTTCCCAGCACGGACTTGAAACAGGATAGCCAAGCAGCGGGTCGTTGGGAGACAAGTGCTGGCGGGGAATATTTTGCTGCGGGGGTGGGTGCTGCAATGACTGGTCGTGGTGCTGATTTGTTAATTATTGATGATCCGCACTCGGAACAAGATGCTTTATCCTCTAGTGCTTATGACACAGCTTATGAATGGTATACATCTGGTCCAAGACAAAGACTACAACCGGGGGGAACCATCATTATTGTGCAAACCAGATGGTCTAAGAAAGACCTGACGGGGAGATTATTACAGGCACAGGCAAAGGACATGATGGCTGATCAATGGGAAGTAATAGAATTCCCAGCCATACTTCCTTCGGGGGAACCATTGTGGCATGAGTTTTGGAAAAAGGAAGAATTACTAAAAGTCAAAGCATCGCTATCTCCTAGTAAATGGAATGCACAGTGGCAACAAGACCCTACTTCTGACGATGTTGCTATGGTCAAGAGAGAGTGGTGGCAGCTGTGGGAGAGAGAAGACACACCAAGACTTGATTATATAATCCAAAGTTATGATACAGCTTACAGTAAAAAAGAAACAGCAGACTATTCTGCTATTACGACTTGGGGCGTGTTTGAGCCAAAAGAAAACGGAGAACAGCACTTAATTTTGTTAGATGCTAAAAAAGGACGTTGGAATTTTCCAGAGCTAAAAGAAATAGCTGTAGAGCAAAATGATTACTGGGAACCAGATATGATGTTAATTGAGGCAAAAGCTTCTGGTGCATCTTTAGCAGATGAGTTAAGATTAATGAATTTACCTGTTACTACGTTCAGTCCTGGTAGACGTAGAGGCGGGGGTGGTATGGATAAAACGACTAGGATGCACATGGTATCTCCTATTTTCGAATCTGGAAAAGTGTGGTATCCTAATGAAAAGTTTGCAGATGAAGTTATTGAGGAGGTTGCATCTTTTCCAAATGGCGACCATGATGACTATTGCGATAGTATGACCATGGCACTAATGAGGTTTAGACAAGGTGGGTTTATTAGTTTACAAGGGGAAGAGATACCAGAAGACTGGTTTCCTCGTAAATCAAGAGAGTATTATTAATGTCTAAGAAAAAGACAATTAAAAAAGGTAAAGGAAAGAGTGTTACCAATCGATTTTCAGATCGAATGCGTCCTACAAAAAGCAAAAAAACAAGGATTACATAATGGCAATAGAACCTAGAAAAATAGCAGGTATGGTAGAATCATCTATGGGAGCAGGGGGTCAGATGATGCCTGAAGAAGATAGTCTCCAGATCGAAGTACCGAGTACCGAGGCTCAACTCCCTGATGGTGTAGAACTTATGGGTGAGGGGGTAACTGAGGTTATTGCTGAACCATATGATCATAATGCTAATTTAGCCGAGATACTTGATGAAGATGTACTTGGTTCTCTGTCCTCGGATCTTAGGGCTAAATTTCGTGAAGATGTTGAGTCAAGGGAAGATTGGGAAGAAGCGATTGCCAAGGGACTAGGGTTACTGGGCATTAATTATGAGGATCGAAGTGAGCCTTTCTTGGGGGCTAGTGGTGTAACTCACCCGTTACTTTCTGAAGCTGTTACTCAGTTTCAAGCACAGGCATATAAGGAGATGTTACCTAGTGGTGGCCCAGTAAAGACTCAGGTTCTAGGAACTCCGACCAAGGAGACTGAGTCACAAGCCCAGCGTGTAGAAGACTTCATGAACTATCAGATAACTGAAGTTATGGAAGAGTATGATCAAGATACGGATCAGATGTTATTTTATTTGCCGTTGACGGGATCTACATTTAAGAAAATTTATTTTGATGAAACCAAGCAGAGAGCCGTTTCCAAGTTCGTACCGGCAGAAGACATGGTTGTTCCGTATTCGGCTAGTGATTTAAGAACAGCGGAGAGGGTTACACATGTAGTGAGAATGACGTATAATGATATTCGCAAACTACAAGTAGCAGGAGTATACAGGGATGTTGAGTTATCTGAAACAGGCGATGGAGAAAGTGAAGGAGCCATCCAAGAACGTGCTGATGAGTTGTTGGGACTACGTCCAAATTACTCTGAAGATGTGTATACCTTATTGGAATGCCACATTGACTTGGACTTGGAGGGTTTTGAAGACACGGATATGGAGGGGAATCCTTCGGGTATCATGCTACCTTATATTGTTACCCTTGATCAAGGTTCTGGAAAAGTGCTTTCAATTTCTAGAAACTTTAGAGAACAAGACCCATTAAGAAGGAAACGTCAATATTTCACTCATTTCAAATTTTTACCAGGATTTGGCTTTTATGGTTTCGGTTTATTGCACACAATCGGAGGTCTCTCTCGTGCTGCGACTTCTATTTTAAGGCAATTGATTGATGCGGGTACGCTCTCTAATTTACCAGCTGGCTTTAAGGCTCGTGGTGTTCGCATTCGTAATGATGATGAGCCTCTTAATCCTGGGGAGTTTAGGGACATCGATGTCCCAGGGGGAGATCTCAAAAATTCCATCATCCCACTGCCATATAAAGAGCCATCAGCTACGTTAGCACAGCTTTTGGGGGTGGTTGTTGACTCTGGAAGGCGTTTTGCACAGGTTGCAGACTCAAAAATAGCCGATACTAACTCTCAAGCACCCGTTGGAACGACTGTTGCGTTGATTGAGCAAGGCTCAAAGATCATTTCAAGCATACATAAGCGTTTACATTACGCTCAAAAGCAAGAATTTCGTATGTTAGCGGAGATTTTTAGCGAAAATCCAGTTCCGTACCCTTATTTTGTAGGAAATGTGCCTCCAGAGACGATGCAAGCTGACTTTGATGGTCGTGTAGACATACTTCCAGTGTCAGATCCGAACATTTTCTCTATGGCACAACGATTATCGCTTGCTCAGACACAACTACAGCTTGCTCAAGCGGCTCCACAGATACATAATGTGCATGAAGCGTACAGAAGGATGTATGATGCGTTGGATATTAAGAATATTGACGCTATTTTACCTGCACCGCAACAGCCACAACCTATAGATCCAGCAACCGAGAACGGAAATGCGTTAAAAGGTATGCCTATACAGGTATTTCAGCAACAAGATCATGAGGCTCATGTTAGAGCACACATAGCTTTCTTATCGACTCCAGCGGGTCAGGCAAATCCACAGACATTTATTTTGTTGCAAGCTCATACACAGGAACATATTGGTATGATGGCTAGGGATCAAGTGGTTAAATTCTTTGAAGAATCAATAAAAGCAGCACAATTAGCTGGTCAACCTGCACCACAATTAAATCCTGATGCTGTTGAAGCAGCAATTGCACAGCAAGTTGGTGAGATTCTAAAAGAGGTTATGCCTTCACTACAACCACAACAACAAACTGATCCTTTGGTTGAGATTAGAAAGAAAGAACTTGAGAATGATACAGCTGAACTACAGAGAAAAGCTATGAATGATCAAATGAACTTTCAGATTGATCAAGCCAAGTTACAACAAGCCTATGAGCTAGCTCAACAAAGACAGAAGCTTCAAGAAGAAATAGCTGAAGATAGGAATGATGTAAACATATACAGAATTAACATGGCATCGGCTAACAAACCTAAATAATATATGATATAATCTGGATATGGATCCAGTAACTATATCAGTAGCCGTAGGAATAGCGGGCAAAGCTTTTGATGCGATTAAAAAAGGTTTTGCAGTAGGTCGTGACATTGAGCAAATGTCAGGGGACATTGGTCGTTGGATGGGTGCCGTAAGTGACGTTGATAATGCAGAAAAGCAAGCTAAAAATCCTCCCTTGTTTGGTAAATTGTTTAAAGCTGGCTCTATCGAAGAGGCGGCAATGGCTGCGTATGCAGCAAAAAAGAAACTTGAGGAACAAAGATACGAACTCAAGATGTTTTTAAATATGACTTATGGCCCACAAGCATATGACGATCTCCTTAAGATGGAGGGGCAGATAAGGAAACAACGTCAAGAGACAATTTACAAACAACAACAGTTAAGACGACAAGTTGGTGAAGGAATTATTTGGCTACTTGTAGCGGGAATCGTTGGTGGGTTTGCCATACTTGTTGCATCTATTTGGTCTGGTAAGGCTCATGCAAAAGAATATACTAGAAATCAGAAAATAAATAACGGAACAACTTCTGTTCCCAAGATGACAACATGCCGACTAAAAAAACAAAAAGTTTTTAAAGGTAAGATGGCGTGTATTTATATTGGTGCTCAAAAGACATATGAGTTAGAATTCACAGACATTCATGTAGGATGCCCACGAAGTTATAAATGTGTATTTAATCCTAATGGTCAAGAGCCATCGATAGATAAAGTAATGGAAAGTTTGCGAAGCATAGCTAAATAGGAGTTAAAAATGGAAAATATGGTATTAGATGCGTGGAATGATTTAACTTACTTTGAGGGAATACTATTTACATTATGGCTATTTATCTTATACTATGGTAAATGTTGGATTGATTCGAGATTTAAATGAGTGTAGAAACTTTTCTTAAATGGAAAATTTTACCAAGACTGATGATGCTTGCTAGTACAATTATGTCTTGGAGATGTGCAGAGTGGTTCATGCAACTTGAAACGCCAACAGCTGCTCAATCAGCATTTGTATCTGTGGTTATGGGTGT